GCCTGGAGGCCGTTGACGACGGGGCCGCTGCTTTTCAGCCCCCAGTCCACCTTCTTCGCCATTGCTCTCCACTCCTCCTTAGACGTTCCAGCGGGTCTCGTCCCCGCGGGGCGCCTAACGCCGGTCCACGTCGTGCTGGTGAATGTTGCGGATCATCGGACCGACTTCTTCGGCCTGTGCCGCCGCCGTTTTGAGGCTCCGGTACACCTCGCCGAGCTGGTCAATCACCGCGGTGTCGACCGGGTACTGTTCTGACACCAGCCGCTCCAGGTAGATGCGGATGCTGGAGGCGACCGAGTCGATCACCCCGGGCAGCTGTTCAGCATCCGCGATGACCTGCCACATGGTCTCGGGGCTGTATTTGGCTGCCGCGCCCTGCATCTCAGCGGCGATTTCCAGCAGCGGGAACGTGCTCACTCGACCTCCTCTAGTCGTGTGGGTGGTTGATGTGTGTTCGGGGGAGTCCTCCTCACCCGAGGGAGGAGGGGTGGTCTCCCTGGGCGGTGGGGTTTCCTCGACGTCGGCGTCTCCCGCGGGGGATACCGCTCCCGACTCCGACACAGCCGACGCAGTCGATGCAGCCGCAGTCTTCTTGTTGCTCTTCTTGTCTTTTTCCTTGGCGCCACCGCTGTCCTGCCGACGCGCCCAGAGGCTGCGCAGCCATGACGCGACCGCCACCAACAGTGCCGCCACCTCGGTAGCAGGTCCCCGCCGCTTCTTGCTGCGGAGCGTGTCCCGAGCAGCCTTGTGCGCCGCGCGGAACCCNGGCTGGTCTTTAGCGGCCCGCCACCCAGTCGACAGACGCCGACCGCTACGGTCATCTGCCCAATCAGCGGCCCTGCGACCGGCAGCACGCACAGCCCGACGCAGCCCACCACGAGGATGCGCCGACGGCTGCTGGGAGGCACCCCACCGGTTGCGGAGAGCCGGGCCCATACCACTGCCGCGGCCCACGCGACGGGAAGCCCCACCACCACCAGGGCGGACGCCAGCGCCACCACCTAGCACTCGGCCGCCAGCACCCGCAGCAGGGCGCAGCCGCAGCGGCGGCGCTACCACCGCGCGCCCACCAGCACCGGGACGAGGCGTCCCACCACGAGCCCACGGGGCAGTGCGCGATGTCGGAGCAGGCCGCGCACCCAACCCCACCGACCGGGCCGCAGCAGGACGACCCCCACCATGCGTGGGAGAAACCCCGCCACGACCACCGCCACTGCTACGGCGGCCACCACCGCCGAGCCGCGCGCCACCGACGCGACCCACAGGCCGCGCCCCTGCGCCACTACGGGCACCACCAAAGGCGCGCTCGGAGGAACGGCCGCGCTTTGAACGCCTCCGGCTCCGGGTAGCGAGAAACACCCCGCCACCCACAGCAACTGCGCCCGGCGCCAACAGCAGGCCCCACGGGCCCACCGCGGACGCCAACGCCACCGAGCCGAGGGTCAGCGCCGACCCGGCACCCAACAGCACCTGGCCAGCCGGGAACGGAGCCTCCTCTCCCTTCTCCTGCTTCTCCTTCGTCGCGTCGGCGGTGGACTGATCGTCGTCCACAGGCTCGGCCGTCACCGTGATCACCGGAGGCCCCGGTGTCGGCGGCGCAGCCTCAGCTTCCACTGCCTCTGCTGTCACCTGTCCTCCCTGAAGTACTGCTCTGCCTGGTCTGGGGTGCCCTCGTCTGCGGGAACCGAGTCGAGAGCAATCCACACCGCGCAGAGCCCGGCGAGCGCGCCGGTGAAGTGCAGCACCCACCACCAGGCCGAGTCCCGGCCCGTCCACGCGACCAGCGCAGCGGCAACGGTGTAGGCGGCGAGTATGAACAAACGCATGGCGAGAAGGTCCCTTCGACGCAGATTGCGTGGCATGCTGGAAACCTCCTCACTAGTTCGCGTAACGGTGGGGACGTGGCCCGCCCGGACTTGGGGACGCTGCGGGCGGGCCGCTCATCTACCCGATCGGATCATCGGGGGTCTCCTCAGGGCTCGATGGTGGTGTTCGGCATCAGCGTCCAGTGGGTGACCACGGCCTTACCCCGCAGGTGAGGGGGCAGGGCGTTGTACACCTGCAGGTAGATCTCGCCCGGCGTGATCGGGCGGGTCACGGTGTAGGCTCCGGAGAAGGTCTCGTGTCCGAAAGGCCCGCGCACCGTGATGATGTAGAAGTACTGCTTCTGCATGGTGTTCCTTTCTGTGTGAGGGGTTGGCCGTGTGGCCGCCCCGGCACCCGCCAGGACGCGACTCGCGACTGGGGAAGGGGGCGGGTGCCAGAGCCACCACACGAGGTGGGGTAGGGGACGCTACGAACAAATGTGGGTCAAATCCAGACACGGGACGTGGCCGATTAGGCCACGAGCGCGCGGTGCATGTCCCGGTGATCGACCTCGACCAGGTATCCGCTCTGCTCCAGACCCCGGCCGATCTTTTCGGCGACCACGACAGAACGGTGCCGACCGCCGGTGCAGCCAACCGCGACCTGCACGTTCCGGTGCGGGGCTTCAGCGAGGATTGCGCGGACCATGTCCACGACGCCGTTGATCACCGCCCACGCGCCAGGCGTGTTCTCCACCCAGTGCTTGATGCAGGTGTCGTGGCCGTCCATAGTCCGCAACGCGGTAGGGAGGGGACGGTGCAGGCACTCTCTTAGGTCGACGATGATGTCTGCTTCGGGGGCCGGGCCGTGCCCGTACCCGAACGAGACAACGGTGCAACGCGGCATGGAGGACATCAGCCCTCCCACTTTCGGCCGCAGGTCTGACAGCGGGTGACGATCGGGCCGCCCGCCGTTTGGATAGTGACCCACGTGTGGCCCGGGTCGGTGCAGCGGTCCTCCGCTGCTACGGCTACGCTTTTCATAGCCCATCCTGCTCCTTCCAGGATCGGGTGAGGTCCCGGCTGGTGGTCGCATCACCAGTTCGGGACCGCCACACCCACTCGGGTGTGTCTAGCTATCAGCATGCGACCACATTATTACATAGACACACCAGAGATGGCACTATTAGTGATGTGAAAAACACAGACCTGATAGAAGATCAGCGCACCCGCGTCGCCCTCTACGTGCGCGTATCTCTCGACCGCAGAGAAAAGGCCTCCGTAGAGGAGCAGCTGGCCGATCTCCGCCTCACCGTTGACCGCCTCGGCTGGGACATCGTCGCCGAGCTCGCCGACAACGACGTCCCCGCATCCCGGTACTCAAAGGCGGACCGTCCCAACTGGATGCGTCTCCTCCAGATCATCCGCCGCGGCGAGGTGGACGCTGTCGGTTTCTGGGAACTCTCCCGCTCCACCCGGAGAAGAACCGAGTGGGCAGAATTCGCAGAGCTCGCCATCGACTGTCGGCTCCGCATCCTCGTGGGCAGCAGCGTCTACCGGGCCGAAAACCCCCACGAGATGCACATCCTCGACATGATGGCCACCCAAGGCGTCCTCGAGGTTGATCAGCTCTCCGAACGCATCCACCGATCCCAGCGTGCCAACGCCGAGCGAGGCAGGCCCGCAGGCGTGCCCGGCTACGGGTATCGACGCCGCTACGACCCTGCCACCGGTCGGCTGATCGGCCAAGAGCCGGACCCGGATGAAGCCAAGGTGATCCGCATGATCGCCCGCTGGCTCCGAGCGGGCAGGTCTCTCAGCTGGATCGCAGAAGAGCTGAACCGTCGCCGTATCCCCACTGATAAAGGTCGTGTAGCGGGGGAGAAATACGTGGACTCCAGAGGCAGGGAGCGCGTGTCGCTGGGCTGGGTACCGGCGAACCTGCGCCGTGTGATGAGCCGCCCCGAACTCAAGGGGATACGCACCTATAAGGGCAAGGAAGTCGCCCAGGGCCAGTGGGAGCCGATCCTGTCTGTGGAGGAGTGGGCTGAGGTGCAGGCCGCGCTCAACCGCACTAAACAACGGTCCGCAGCGACAGGGCAACGGTACGTTCGGGATGCGGCGGCGCGGTGGTTGTTGTCAGGGATCGCCATCTGTGACGTGTGCGGCGGTGATATCAGAGCCGTGCCCCGGTCTCGACAAGGCCGACCTGCGGGGGATGATCCAGCCAGGTGGCGGTACCGGTGTAACGGCGTGTACAAAGGTGCGCCGATGGGGCATGTGACGCGGCGTGCCGACTGGCTGGATGAGGCGGTAGAAGCGCTGCTCATCCGGGAGCTGTCTCGGCCTGATGTTGTCGAGGCGTTCGCGGTGCAGGAGGACCCTGGGGTGATAGAGCGGGCGCGTGCTGAGATCCTCAAAATTGAGGAGGAGCTGCGCCAGCTGGAGGAGGATGTCGCGGTGGGGCTGGTGACGCCACGGATTGCCTCGGCTCGGGAGCGGGCTTTGCAGCGTCGTCTTGAGCAGCTTCGTAAAGAAGCTACGCCTCGTCTGGTGGATCCGCTGGTGGGGCAGCTGGTGGGTGCCAGTGATGTGTGGGCGTGGTGGCAGGAGTGGGAGTTGGACCAGCGTAGGGCTGCACTGCGGGCAGTGACGAGGGAGATTCGGGTGCTGCCTGCGCGGGTTCCGGGGCGAAATACGAGGCCGCCGGTGGAGGAGATGGTGCGTATCGTGTTCGGTCCTGTGGGGGGGTTGACTTCCTCCCCAGGGCTGAAGCCCGGGGTCTCCGCGCCAGAAGAACGAGGATGATGGGATGGATTTCCCCGCGCCTTGTGGCTTGGGGAAATCCATTCAGGGGGTTATGTGAAATCTGTTCGCAGAATTTCGCGTTCTGGGGTGCGGTTCAGAACGAGCCCGTGATCAGCAAAAATTCGAGTTAATGAGGCGATCTCGTCGCCGTTGAGGTGTTCACCTATGGCGTGGGAGATCTCCCGACAGGTGGTGCCTTCGCGAATGTGGAGTGTGGTGGCGGCCCCGACTATGCGGGACACTTCTACTGGTGCTCCCTCGGCGCGGGTGTGAATGGTGACGTGCACGGCTGCTCGTGCCTGCTGGGTGGCCAATGCATCCCTCCCCCTCGAGCTGGTCGCCATTGACCTGGTGCAGCAGCGCCTTTTTTGGTGGGTAGAGACACGTTACCTGTTTTGGTGTTTTTTTGTGATGTTTATGTGCATGAAAAAACAGTCGCCGTACGTGAGTGGCGCGGCGACTGTTTTCATACGTAGCGGGGCTGGCTCCTCTACATCGCTTCGCTCTTCCTGCGCTCCAGATACTCAACGATCACAGACGGCGGCACTTCACGGTCAGCTTCAGTGATGTACTCATGCCGACGGCCATTGGCATCCAGCCACCGCATCCGGTAGACGCGCAGAGCCGGGTCGCGTCGGGACGGCCACCACGACACTCCCTCAGCCCAATCGTCCTGCTGGGGGGAGGGGGAGTCCTCAGCAGGACGCTGCGTTGAGGCCAGCGGCTCTGAGGGGGCGCCGCTGCCACAGGTTTCCAGCTTTTCGACCTCATTGTCGACGTACCTTTTGATCGCTCCCGGTTTGAGCTGGTAGGCGCGTTCCACCTTCGCTAACCAGGCCGGGCTGTAGTTGTCGCGCCGCCCGTTTTCGAGGTCGGACAGCGACCGGTAGCTGAGATCGGTGTCGGCGCAGAACCTGGTGCGGTCTGCCCATTCAGGGTTCAGCCGCGCCCGGCGTGCGGCTAGGAGCTCTGCTAGTCGCTGCCATCTCTCACTCGCGTGCATCGGTATCTCGTCTCGGGGTGAGGCAACGGTAGGCAACACTCTACCCCTCGCCTGCCGGGGTAGGCATGGCACTCACCACAGTGCTCCACGCCACATTTGCATCATCAAAATTAGGGATCTTGCCAACTTCATGCCGGCACAATGTTGACATCGATAGGCAACAGCAGGCAACATGGCTGGCATGAACACTGTCACCGTCAGCGGAGACACCATCCGCGCCCTCCGCGAACAGCGCGGATGGACCCTCGAAGACCTCGCCCAAAGAACCCAAAGATCACGGGCCTACCTGTCCCGCGTGGAAAACGGGCAGCGCACCCCGTCCCGCATCACCATGCACCGCATCGCCAACGCCCTCGAGGTCCCCGTAGACGACCTCGTCACACCCCGGGAGAAGGCATGACCGCCGACCCCCAGATCCAAGCCCACCTTCACCGGCTCGCCGACGAAACCGGCATCCCCTACGACGCGCTCGCCGCATGGGCCAACCAGCCCGCCCCCGCAGGCATCGACCCCGAGCTGTGGCGCCAGGCCGGACGGAACCGAATCCTCAACGGCACCGCCTGGAACCCGGCGCAACTCGAAGCGCTGCGCCGCCAAGTCGCCGCCACCCGCGCCGCAGCCACTGCCGCAGAAGCGGCCTGAAAACACAAACGCCCCCGCCCGGCCGACACCGAGCGGAGGCCACGACACCTCTAGCAGCTCCAGGAGAGGTATCTCAATGACCATTGTGCACCACGACCAGCACACCACGACCATCGTGGACCTGCCCACCCGAGACGAAACCCTCGACCCCACCGGCCGCGTGGCCCCCGAGATCACCTACACGGTCGAACCCCTGCGCTGGCACGGCTACACCGTCTGGGAGTGGCACCTGAACGACCCCACCATGTCCACCTGCCGCGTCAGGGGTGTCCAGCCCACCGAGGCACGAGCCACCCAGCGGGCCGCGGAGGCAGCTCGCATCCACGAACAGTTGCACGCCATCACGCGGCTGTCATCGCGCCGGTGGACCTACGAGATCGACGGCGTCGAGATGACATACAAGCGCGCAATCCGCGCGCTCACCATCAAGGGCGTCCCGGAAATCCACGCCCATGACTGGCTGGCGGGGATCAGCTACAAGGCGGAAGAGGAGGGCTGGTGGTGACCAACCGTAAAGAGCAGCGGAAACCCGTCGAGCTGCCGCCCCTCCCACGCAACCCGCGCGGACCCGATCCCCTCACCCGCTGGGCCGACACCCGCCCCAAACACGGGCGGCGGCCTCGCCCCGGCTTCACCTTCAAGGAGAACAGGTGAGCGAAACCGTTGGAGCATCGCTGATGATCGGCGTGGGCGCCGTCGCCGCCGCCACCATGATGGCCGGCGCCCTCCTCATCCTCGCCCTCGTCGCCGCCGTTGAGGCACCGCTGATCGCCCGCTACGTGCTCTACCGCAAAGAGAACCGGAGACTGCGCGAGGAAAACCGCCAGCTCGACCGGGTCAACAGGGCCCTCATCGAACGGCTGGTGGAGCTGGACGCCGAAGGCACCCAGCGCCTCCTCAACACCCTCGTCCCCTCCACCGGTCGACACGCCGCACAGGAGGACACCAATGACTGACCGTAACGGGGAGGTGCCTCGTGGGATGGCGTGACACCGCGCGCAACACCCGCCGCGCCCTCAAAACCACCGTCGTGGCCCGTGAACTGTGGGGCCAAACCAACGACCCTCAAGACGCCCATAAAGCGCTTGAGGCCGCAACTTACCTCATGAAGTTCGCCAACAGCCTGTACGCGCAGATCGCGTCGGACATACGCGCCGCCGAGGAAGCAGCCCACACCCTCACCCACCTTGACATGGTGGTCGACTCGTGGGCTGCCGAACACCACAGAGAGGAACCCTCATGACCGCCACTACACCAGAACAAGCCGAGGAGCGGACCGTCATCCGCCGCCCCGGCCTGTACGACCTGCCCGAAGAGGTCTACCACGCCGACCCCGTCCCCGGGGGAAGCCTGTCGTCGACCGGCGCCCGGCGGCTGCTGGAGTGCCCGGCCCGCTTCCGCTACGAACAGGCCCACCCGCCGGCGCCGAGGCCGCACTTCGACTTCGGCACCGCCGCGCACAAACTCGTGCTCGGCGTCGGCCCCGAACTCGCCGTGCTCGACTACCCGGACTGGCGTACCAAGGCCGCCCGCGAAGCAGCGCGGGAGGCCCGCGAACGCGGCGCGATCCCGCTCAAACGAGGCGACTACGAGCAGATCCAGGCCATGGCCGAAGCCCTCAAGAGCCACCCGGTGGCGGGGCCGATCTTCACCGAGTCCGCGGGCAGGGCTGAGCAGTCCCTGTTCTGGCAGGACAGCGACACGCGAGTGGTGTGCCGGGCACGGATCGACCACCTGCCCCACCCCACCCAGCAGGGGCGGCTCATCCTCGCCGACTACAAAACCTGCGCAACCGCGGACCCAAACAGACTGCCGAGGGTGATCGTCGACCACGGCTACCACCTGCAGGCCGCCTGGTACATCGACGGGGTGCGCGCCCTCGGCCTGGCTGAGGACGTCGCGTTCCTCTTCGTCTTCCAGGAGAAACAGGCCCCGTACCTGGTGACGGTGGTCGAACTCGACCACGAAGCCCTGACCATCGGCTCCTACCTGGCACGAGAGGCCCGCCAACGCTACGCCACCTGCCGACGCACCGGCAACTGGCCCGGCTACTCCGACGACTCCCCGGTCGTCGTCTCTCTCCCCTCCTACTACACGCAACAGTACGAAGGAGCTTCCCTGTGACCATCCAGCCGCACGAAACCACCCAGCCCGAGCCGCTGCACGAGGAAGCACTGGCCCCCCACCAGCAGGCACCCGCAGGCGCCGACAACCCGCTGATCGCCTGGGCGCTGGCCGCCCGCCAGGCCCACGCGATCGCCGAGTCCCTGGCCCGCACGAGCTTCGTCCCCCGGAGTCTGCAGGGCAGGCCAGCGGACATCACCGCGGCGATCCTCACCGGCCAGGAACTCGGTCTGCCGCCCATGGCGGCGCTGCGGAGCCTGGACATCATCCAGGGCACCCCGTCGCTGCGCGCCCACGCCATGCGGGCGCTCGTGCAGAGTGCCGGTCACCAGATCCAACTGGTGGAGTCCACACCGGAACTGTGCCGAATGCGCGGCCGCCGCAAGGGCGACGAGGAGTGGCAGACCGTCGTCTGGACGATCGAACGCGCCCAGAAGCTGGGGTTGACCAGCAAGGGGGAATGGAAACGCCAGCCGCAATCCATGTTGGTGGCCCGCGCCACCTCGGAGATCTGCCGGCTGATCGCCTCCGACTTGCTATTCGCTGTGCCCTACTCGACGGAAGAACTGCAGGACAAGCCAGTCGAGGAAGCGCCTCCCAGGGTGACAGTCGAGGAAATCCACGCCCGCGGCCAGCAGGCCGCCCCTCACGAGGAGCAGCCCGACGAATTCGAACCCTCTGAAGAGGACCAGATCGACTGGGCTGATCAGCAGTGGGGCGAATCCGACGGGACCGAGTCCTCGACAGCCTGACCAGACACCCGCTGGTGGCGCCTGCAGACACCCGAGAGCGCCACCAGCCAGAGCTAGACGCCAATACCTCTCGGGCTGTCCCGTCACGCGGGACACGGGACAGCCCACCCACAGAAGGGACCTCAGTGACCAACCAGCAACAGGCAACGGGCTGGCACAACGGGCCGCTCGCCAGCTTCGACACCGAGACCACCGGCACCAACCCGAACGAAGCACGCATCGTCACCGCCGCCTGCTGGCTCATCACCCCAGGCCACGACAAAAAGCACCGGGAATGGCTGGTCAACCCCGGCGTGGAAATCCCCGCCGAGGCCACCCAAGTGCACGGCATCACCACCGAGCAGGCCCGCAAGCAGGGTCAGCCCGCCGCCGCCGCGGTGGCGGAGATCGCCTCCGCAGTGCTGTACGCCTACCGCAACCAGATACCCGTCATCGTCTACAACGCCCGCTACGACATCACCCTCATACACCGCGAACTCGTGCGCCACGGCCACGCGGATCTCGCCGCCGAGTGGGAACAGTTCGCAGTCCGAGGCCCCATCGTGGACCCGCTCATCCTTGACCGCCACCTCGACCGCTACCGCTCAGGCTCCCGGCGGCTGACGGCGGTGGCCGCCCACTACGGCGTCCCCCTCTCCGAAGAAGACGCGCACGGTGCTGCCGCGGATGCGCTCGCCGCAGCCCGGGTCGCCTGGGTCATCGCGCAACGCACCCCCAAGATCGCCGAGCTCACACCAGCAGCCCTACACAAAACCCAGGCCGAAGCCGCCGCCGAGCAAGCCACCTCATACGCCGACTACCTGCGTAAACAGGGCAAACCCGTCGACGATGTGCACCTCGAATGGCCCCTCATCCCCACAAGGAAGGAGGAGACGTGACCACCCAACAGACCCCAGCACAGTGGCTGGAAAACCTCTACGACCAGCTCGCCAACATCACCCCAGACAAAGGCAGCATCCACGACCCCCGTGACTGGCTGCTCGCCGAAGCCCTCGCCAACGCCGCCAACGCCACCACCCAGGACAAGGACACCTGATGGCCGACACCATCCCGCCTAACGAGGCCCGTCAGCGTCTCGCTGACCTCACCGGCCAGAGGGTGCGCGTCACCCAGCGCACCCTCGACGGCGCCACCACCGTTGAAACAGGCATCCTGCACTACGACCAGGACAGCGGCACGTGGGCGATCCGCGGCGCCGTCGTCACCTACCCCGACGCCGATGTGTACGTCGACCCGCGCCACCTGGTCGACGTCGCCCTCGAACAGCGCAGCTCCCTGTGGGGCCACGTCCACCGCGCCCTGTGCGAGGCCGGACTCGCCGACACCTTCGCGGAGTCCCTGGCGGACCGGATGCTCGCCGCCCTGTCCGTGGATGACGTGCGCGTCGTTGAGCGGGTTTCCCAAAGCCGTACGCAACGCCCCCACATCAAGGAGCCGCTGCCCTGCGGAGCCACCGCACCCCTCCACTCAGGCGGAGAAGCCACCTGCAACCGTCCGGCCGGGCACACCACCCACATCGCCGACAACGGCGCCCGCTGGACCGATGATCCGCGCCGGGTTGAACTCGCGGCCGGGCTGCGCCGTCTCGCCAAACTCTACGGCTACCCCGCCATCGCCGCCGAACTCATGCGCCAGACCGTGCACATCGGAGGCCAGCCGTGACCACGATCATCACCGTCTACGGGCGGCCCGCCCCCCAGGGCTCGAAAAAGGCGTTCCGGCACCGGGCCACAGGCAAGATCATCACCCAGGAAATGTCCAAATACGTTCGGCCGTGGCGAGCTGAAGTGCAGCGCGCCGCCCAGGCCGCACTGCTCACCCGCTATGACCAGGGACGTTTCCCCCTTGTCGGGCCGCTGGCCGTAGACATGATCTTCACCCTGGCTCGGCCGAAGTCTCACTACCGGACCGGACGTAACGCCCACCTGCTACGCGACAGTGCACCCGCGCGCCCCACCGGCGCACCTGACCTGTCCAAACTCGCCCGCGCCACCGAGGACGCTCTGACTGAGGCTGGCGTGTGGAAGGACGACGCGGCCGTCGTTGAATACCGGCGGCTCGCCAAGGTCTACCCCGGCTCCGACCCTGATGCCCTGGACCAGCCCGGAGTTCTCATCCGCATCCACCTCTTGGAGACGACACCATGACTCACCTACAGCCCGCCCCTGAAAACGACTGGCACCCCAACGCTGCCTGTCGAGGCCACGACCCCGACCTGTGGTTTGGCTGGGAAGGCGAGAGCATCAACGCCCGCGAGGCCCGCGAACAGGAAGCGAAACGCATCTGCGCCACCTGCCCCGTGCGCACCCAGTGCCTCACCCACGCCCTCACCTACCCCGAGGCCTACGGCATCTGGGGAGGGCTCAACGAACACGAGCTCGTCGCTGAACGCTGCCGTCGCGGCCTCAAGCCCGCACCCCGCAGCGACTACCACAGGCTCATCACCTGCGCCGGCTGCAACAACACCAAACCCCACAACGGCCGCGGCCCTGATGGACAGCCCCTCTGCGCCGCCTGCCGTTTCCGCTGGGTCCAGGCCGGCCGTCCTGCCACTGTTCCGCCCCCGCCCACACGAAAGGAGGCCGCCTAGCCATGGCTCGCAACCACGGCACCATCTCCACCTACCGCGACGGCTGCCGCTGTGAGGACTGCGACACCTACGCACGCGCCTATGAACGCGAGCGTGGACGCCGCCGCCGCGTCGGAGCGCCTACCACCAACCTCGTGGACGCTACCCCCGTCCGACAGCACCTGCGGCAGCTCATGCGTGCTGGCATGTCCTATCGGGACATCAACGCCATGCTCGGCATCAAAATCCACTACCTGCTCTACCAGCCCATCAAGCGAGTGAACCCGGTCACCGCGCGCCGCATTCTCGAAATTCCCATCCCCCGATCACCGCTGCCCACAGCCAAGCCCATCCCCGCTGACGGGTCCCGCCGCCGCACCCAGGCCCTCTACACGCTGGGTTATTCCATCGCCTGGCAGGCCACCCATTCCGGGGTGAGCCGCAATCTCATCAGCCGGGTCATCCACGGGCAAAACAGCTCCATCATGGCCTGTCACGCCGCGAAAATCCGGGAGCTGTACGACGCCTACTGGGACAAGCCAGCCCCAGACACGCGGGAATCCCGAGGGATTCGCACTCGGGCGCGGAAGCGCGGCTGGCTGCCTCCGCTGGCCTGGGACGACGACCTGATCGACCTCACCGAAGACGAGTTGGAGACAGAGCTGAAACGCCGCACCGCACTGATGACAGATGCAGAGCTCATCCGTTGTATGCGCGCCTACCAGGCGGGTGATCGATCCCCGCTCATCGTGGCGGCGTGCCGTACCCACTGGCGGCGGCTCAGCGCCCGCAGAAAAGAAAGGAAGGCTGCGTGAGCAGGCTGACCTATGCCAGCCGCTACGGCAAACGCCGCAGGGTTCTCCTGGCTGAGGGCCGATGGGAGTCGTCCCGCATCCCAGCAGACGGTGTTGTGGCGCACCTGCGTGCCCTCATCCGGGCTGGACGGTCCCGCACGTGGATCGCCCGGGCGACTGGGGTGCCTGAGGCCACCATCCACCGGTTGCTCGCCGGACAGTCCACGATTACGCGCCATAACGCGCATCGGCTGCTCGCGCTTACCCGCGCTGATCGTCCTCGCGGGAAAACCTGGGTGCCAGCCACTGGCACGAAACGGCGGTTGGAAGCCCTTGCTTGCCAGGGCTGGTCCCAGGTCGACATTGCCCGGCTGGCTGGGCTTAATGCCAACACTCTCTCTCGGGTGGTGCGTGACAGTCCGCGTCAGGTGGCCGCTGCTACTGCGGATGCTGTGGCCCGCGTCTACCTGCAGCTAGCTCGGCTGTGCCGCACCGACCAGACCGGGCGGTGGGTGCAGGCTCGGGCACGCAAAAGGGGCTATCTGCCGCCTGCGGCGTGGACGCCGTGGACGATTGATGACCCTAGGGCGCGGCCGCTGCCGGTGGAGGGGTGGGAGCGTGGCTAGCAGTAAGCCCGCCTGGGTGAGGCGGGCTTGGGGTCACTTCGATCACCGCCCTCATCGACCAGCTGCCCCACCGCGCCACCATCCCCAACCACCCCAACCGCGACATCCTCCCCATCCTGCGCCATCCCCGACATGACCTACCACGTCATGCCACTTCGCATCGCCTAACAAAAACGGCCACCCCACCACGGGACGGCCACCCCCATTTGCAAAAGAGACCATGACCATCAGCAGGAGAGAACCAGTGGCCCGAAACTACGCCCAACTACGAAGCTCCATCTGGCAAAACGAGAAGTTCAAAACCGACCTGGACGTCGACGCCCAATGGCTGTACTTCGTCCTGCTCTCCCAACCCAACATCAACACCGCGGGCGTCCTCCCCCTCCAAGAACGACGCTGGGCGCGCTTCGCCCACGGCATGACCGGTCCCCGGGTCACCGCCGCCCTGGAACGCCTCAACGCGTACTGGTACGTGGTCGTAGACGAGGACACCGAAGAAGTTCTCGTGCGTACTTTCATCCGCCACGACGGGCTGTGGAAGCAGCCGAACGTACTCAAGTCGGCGCTCGGCCACGTCCAGTCCACCGTGTCCCCCACCCTGCGCGCTGTGCTCCGCTACGAGCTGTCTCGGCTCCCCATCGACGAACTGCCGACCGAGCGCGCTGAGCGCACCCGCGCCCTCATCGAAAGGGTTACTGGAACCCTTCCCGAAACCCTTCCCGAAGGGTTCCCGGAACCCTTCCCGAAACCCTTCCAGGAAGGGTCTCCCAACCCTTTCCACCAGCCCATTTCCGACCCCAACCCCAACCACAGAGGAGGTGACAGCCAACCCTTGCACCCCAAAAC